CGCCTACAATCAAGGCAATGCATACTAGGCCAAGGGCGTCTTGTACTGCCCACATGATACGCACGTTGCGTTGTTGACGGGCTTTTACCAACCGCCTTTGTTGCGTGCTAGTCATTATGAGTCCCCCAATGTGCTAACGTGATAGCCGCCTAGGTTAGGGATAAAGAAGCCGTAACCGTCCCCGTCCATATAAGTAAACTTGCCAAGTGCAAACATAATAAGGCCGAAGTATGTTAGCAGTGTAATCTTTGCAAATAGTGTCATTTTATCATTTCCTTGTGTTGCTGTTTATACAATCTTAATAAGGCGATTCGTTATGTGCGTCAATAGGAAAAAACGGGCGGCAACCGCAAAAGATTAACCGCCCCAAAGTTTCCCACGGTCGCAGGATTCTTGTCAGTGTTTGCGGTATGATACGTTTGCGCTATTGGTCCAGCAATGTCTACAATCGCCGCAATTTCCGCCTTGATCGGGGGCGGGGCATTGGTGACCTACATAGGAATCGCCTTTCTTGTGAACCGTGCTAGTAGAGACACCTAGTCGCTTGGCGCTATTCAACGGCTTGTCGCCAACCATTGTTGCGGATAGGCGGATTCTAAGGTTGCGGGGTATTGAACCGCCTTGCTTGCGGTATGCCTTAACGATTCCCATTTCACGGGTTGGCAACCAATGCTTTATGCTAGGGGTTGCTTTTGCGACCTTGCAGATTGCCGCTAACATATCCGCCGAATCTAAGTCGCCGCTATCAAACCAACGGTGAAAGGGTTGGNCGCTTTTGATTGCCGCCTTTTCAATCTGAAACACCATTGCCGCAACCCATTTTTCGGGGGCGTTGGCGATTAGATTCACCGCAAGGCGTTGGTTGTTTGACCAACCTTGATTCACGCTAGGCCGTAACTTTTGGATTTTGCGGGCATAACAGGACTTGCAAACGCTACCATCAATCTTTGCTAACTTGTCACCAACCTTGCAAGCAAAGGCGTCAGTTGCAAAGGTTGAACCTGGCATTTTGCCATTGCCTAACGATAGTTTACCAGCGGATTCCTTGGCGGCTTTAAGCGTCATTGTATAGGGGCGGGTTTTCGTGAGTGTCATATTAAATACCTTGTTTTGTGTTGCGTTGCCTATCTTATAAGGTGAGTCGCAAGGTGAGTCAACTAGCATTTGATATGCAATTTGTGCATGGCCGCTCTGCAATATTAGCATTTGTGCAGCTAGAATCGAGATATGCGAAAAAGAATCAAGAAACGGCGAACGATTCGTCGGCGCTGCGATAGATTCGCAAGGGAGTCAAGCATTACGTTACGTCACATCACGAATTGTTACAATCTGTAACGAATCATCACAAATCTTGTCAAGGGGGTTGACTCATGAAAAATGAGAACGAATCAGGAACATCTTTCTGCGGTGCAGCATGTGACATTTTGGACACACACCCCCCACGTGGGAATTTAGACCCCCCACGTGGGAATTTAGACCCCCCACGTGGGAATAATTTAGGGTACAGTGGAAATAATTCTTGACCCCGCCGATGGAAAATGAGATAGTGATTCTAACGAAGCAAACAAAGGAGAATACCAATGATATCAGTAGTTTACTTTAATGACCCATACGAGGAAGTGATCCTTGTAGCTGCATTTCTTATGAAGACAGATGCAGACGACTACGTAAAAAGCTCATTCTTGAGTAACCTAAAGACGAAGGAAATGTCCACGGATGCGTGGCGTGACTTTCAATCAATCAGAGAAAAGGTATAATAAGATGAAATCAGAAGCTGAAAACTATATCGTAGGGATGATGACCAAGTATGGCATCACTAAATTGGACACAGGTAAGACGTACACAATGGATGCTGCACTGGATCGTGCGTCAGAGATGAACGTGACGTGTGAGGCAGAGCTTAAGGTGTTAGGCGGAGAAAAGTTTGTTGCTGTAGCAATTTATGCTTGACCATACCTGACGAATCACCTATAACTGTCTCATAACAAAGGAGAACTACTATGACTAACGTAATGACAAAAGAACAAGTTAAATGCCTCATCAAAGACAAAGGCTCTAAGATTACCACAGTGTCGTTCATCAAGGCTGATGGTAGCGTCCGCACAGTGAACGGCCTGTTCAAGCCCACCAGCAAAATGGTAGGATCAGAACGTGGCATGGCACAGGGTGCAGCTATGGCAGCACGAGGTCAGGTTGCTATCTGGGAGATTGCTCAGGCTAAGTGGAAGAGCTTTTACGCTGACCGTGTAGTGGAGATTAAGTGATGAAACAGTATCTAGTCAAAAACGAGTACGATGAGAAAATCAGAGTAAAGCTCCACAACGAGCCTATAGAAGACCCAAGCATGATGGAGGCTGGTAAATGGCCTTCAACATTATCCCCATCTGATCGTGAGAGCTTTAAGCCTCACTATAGTGTGGAGATATTCGACGAAGGTGAGTATGGTCTGACAACTATATACAGGGGTCAATTCTTTGTCGAAGACGGTGAGTATGATACCTTTATTGTGGACGTGCTTTACATGGGTGGAACGTGTGAAACTAAGATGCACAACTGTCATATGTCCTTGCTTGACGGCGATACACTCTTAGAGTTATCTTTTACCGTAAAGGAAATTGAGGCTGTATTAGGTCAGATCGGAGAAAAGCACGACAAGTGGTTGAGCTTAGATGCAGCAGCATGACGATCCCTGTGATGATGTAAGCCACTGGTTTGGGAGACCTAAGACATGACACCTTTAACTTGCCTTGCTGTAGCTATCTTCTTTGAGGCTAGGGCAGAACCCACCGTGGGAATGGAGGCTGTAGCAAACGTGATTATCAATCGTGTAGAAGACAGTCGCTATCCTGACACTGTGTGTGATGTAGTCTGGGAACCCTACCAGTTCTCGTTCACTCACGATGGCCTCACAGACGACCCAGAGGCCCACACAGGCCATCAAGACAAGCTGGCATGGGTCACTAGCCAGAGAGTAGCTGAGGAGGCCCTACAAGGGAATTTGCTAGGTATAACGTCTACGCATTATCATGCAAGTTATGTCTTGCCTTTCTGGGCTGACACCTATAGTAAGGATACAGTAATAGGTATACACACCTTCTACACAAACCAAACGGAGTACAGATAATGTCACCACAACTAGAACGACAACTGATTGAAATGGGTATCATCCCAAGTAGCGCCCTAGAGGCAATTAGTGTAGTCTGTCACAGACAGCCAGATCGTCATATGCGTATGGCTAAGGGGTTCTATGATGACCCCCGTGATGAAAATGGAGAGGTAAACTTCTAATGACACAGATTAAAGCAACCTACAGTGACCACATGGGCAGTGACCTATCAGTAGTCAACGCAGCACGGACATCCTTTGCTAAGAAGTCAGAGTATAAGACACTTACAAAGTGCTATGACACAGGTGAAGTTATCGAGAAATCCTTAGCTTTACGGGATGTTAAGCTGATCAAGTACCTAGCCAAGCATAAGCATCTGTCACCATTCGGTCATGCCTTCGCATCCTTCCACGTCAAGGCCCCTGTGTTTGTAGCACGACAGTTGGTCAAGCATAAGTTTCTACGGTGGAATGAGATCAGCCGTAGGTATGTGGATGATGAACCTGAGTTTTATGTGCCTGAGGTATGGCGTGGACGTAGTGAGGATAAGAAGCAGGGGTCAGATGATACAGTTTCGATTGATGTCTCTTGGTATGATCGTGATGACGGATACAATTCATGGCCTGAAGACTCTTGTTTCATAGCCCTAGAAGCATATCAGAAGATGCTTGAACTAGGAGTAGCCCCTGAGATGGCCAGAATGACGCTCCCACAGTCTACTTTAACGGAGTGGTATTGGTCTGGTAGCCTCGACGCCTTCGCTGATATGTGCCGCCTTCGGTGTGCCTCAGATACACAACAGGAAACACGTGTAGTTGCACAGCAGATTAGTGAGAAGATGGAAGACCTGTTTCCTGTATCGTGGGTGGCACTACGGGATGAATAAAACTTGAAGGATAAACAGAATGATAGCAATACTTGAAGCACTAAAAGAGTGTAAGGATGTAACATATCGTGATGTAGTTTANATGATCTACAAGCGACAAGAAGAACTTGAGCAGGGNCCAGAGGAAAATGACGATGAATGATAAAGACATCATGGGAATGTGTAAGAANTTAGCTTACAGGTACAACAGTGAAGCACACCGTGAGGACATGATGCAGGAGGGGATTCTGGTTTGCTACGAGGTANTGGCAGAGGAACCAGATGCCCACCCAGCGAAGCTCTACAGGGCTGCTAAGAGCCGTATGCACGACTACCTCAACATTGATACACTACCTGTCACTATGCCTAAATCTGACACCATACGAAGCCTTACCCACACAGGGGAAGCAGGGTCATCGTCAGAATACTCTACAGACACCGTTCAGTGGATTAAGAATGTCCTGTCGTCAGATAAGACACCATACGATGACGACTTCGCTGTGTCAGACTTGGATCAAGCACAGGAATATGAAGACCGTGAGTATAACGAGTATGTCCGTGCTTTGGCACTGTGCAACCTTACTCGACAGGAGTGGCACGTAATCAAACTGAGATACTACGAAGGTTACAGTCAGGAAGATGTTGCTTTGGGCTTGAGGATTACTCAACAGGCGGTGTCACTATCCGAAAGTAAGGCTCTGTCAAAACTACGTGATAAAATACTGTAACATTTGATGTAGTTATTTACCTTATAAATCAGTCACTTGTAAGAAAGTTGATTTTTATTCGGTAAGATGCCAAAAAAGGTGTGTATAGTAATATGCAGAATACAACGTAAGTTATAACTTAAGTGTTGACTATGGTGTTTACTATTAGTAGTTAATAAACATAAGTAACAACGAAAGGATAAAATATGGTTGATGATGATGAATACTACAGTAAGTTAACGAAGAAAGCATCTTCTGGTGTTGTTAAGTACGGGTGGTATGATTGTGTTGACGGTTTTAAGCAAGCTGATGTAGACATGGGTAGTGCTTTCCACCGTAAACTAGATTGGATGAACAAAGCTGCTGATATTTACCTGTCGGACAACAATAAGATGGCAGGGTTTGTCGGTAAGTTTTCTGAGGACTGTGGGATTTCATATGATTATGGCAGTCAGTTGAATCGGATAAGGAAGACTTTTTCGGATTGCACTACGAAAAACTTTAGTCATGACACTCTTAAGTCACTCTTATCAACCCCAGAGGAACTTCGGGAAGAGATTGTTTCATCTGGCAAACCTGTGACTGTTGAGGAGATTAAAGAGGCTAAGGAGGTACATAAGGAGATACAAGATGTCTCAGAGTTCAAGGACATTAAGCAATCTTACGATGACAATGACATAGACATATTTGATGTTGTTGAGGAGGTGAAGGCACGTAAGGCTTCTATGCCTGTTGTGCCACCTTACAATATCAATGAAGCTATGGGTGCGATTAAAGGTATCGCCCAGATGTATGGGCAGCAATACAGCGGAACAACACAAGATGCGGCTCAAGTATTGCTGGACAAGATAATGGAGGAGCATGACACAGATGACATTGGCCTAAGTATCGCTAGAGATTATGCCAAGTGGTTCTTGTCGCTAAAGTCAGTTATTGACCTTGTGGGACCAGAGCTAGAAGACTTTCTTTCTGATAAACCAAACCTAACTGTCGTTAATTAAGGAGACCCGACATGACATCAACAGTAGCAAAAGTGTGGAATGAAGCTAAACAACAGTGCCTTGAACTTGGCATGGAGCCTAATGTAAAAAGTGCAACAAAGCTAATTAAACGTGGTGGCTCTTCCGTAAAGAATATGCGGAACTACTTTTCTCGTCGTGAGATCACAAAGATTGAAATGAAACCCTACACTAATGAGTTTGGTAAACAGGAACCCTTTGGTGAAATCTGTGACCGTAACATGGAGTATGCAGAGGCTTTCGTTAATAATAATATGAACAAGTTCCAAGGCGGTGTAAGCAACATGACGGCTGCGGCTTTATATATTATGCGTAAGCAGCGTGAACAACTCGACAAAATGAAGTAAACCAAAGGAGAGCCACATGGCTGAACACGGACACCAACCATGCCCATTTGTAGAATGTGGCTCTTCTGACGCCTTTTGCTACAACTCTACAGAGAGGGTAGGACACTGCAAGAGTTGCAACCGTGGCTACCCCTCAAGGGATGCCAAGTACGAATGGGCCTCAGAGAAATACCCTACCAAGGGCAATAAGGAGTATGAGTACATGAGTGTACTAGACTACACACCAAAGCGTATTGAAGACACCACCGCAGGGGAATATGTCAATATGCGTAGCATCAACACCAAGACGATGGAAGACTACGGTGTTCTGACGTATGGTGATCGTCAGGAGTATGTATACCCCAGCGGCGGAATTAAGGTCCGTAATCTTACAGAGAAAGGCTTCTACGCTAAGTCAGGGTTCAAGGGTGACGAACTATTTGGCATGAACCTGTTTACTGCTGGTAGCTCCAAGATGGTGACAATCACTGAGGGGGAACTAGACGCCCTGTCAGTGTCGCAGATGCTCAAGAGTGGCTACACTAACCCTGTGGTGTCTCTACCTTCTGCTACGCCATCTAAGAAGCTCTGGGAGAACTGTGCTGACTGGCTCAATAGTTTCGAGAAGATCATCCTGTCTGTAGATAACGATGATGCTGGTAACGCCCTTGCTGATCGTGTAGCCAAGATGTTTCCTAACAAGGTCTACCGTGTTGACCACCGACCATACAAGGACGCTAACGAGTTCCTACAGGCTGGTAAAGCTGCTGACTTCAAGGGTGCATGGTGGAACGCACGTAAGTTCACACCTGAGAACGTGATGAACAGCACACANGACTTCTTGTCGTTNTACAAGGATACCCCTGAGCATCAGTTTGTGCCTACAGGTATCCAAGCCCTAGACGACAAAATCTTGGGTTTGATGCAGGGTCACTTCACAGTGATTAAAGCACCTACGGGTATTGGTAAGACTGAGATCATGCGGTTCTTGGAGTACAATATGTTGCAGCGTAAAGTTCCTATTGCAGCATGGCACTTGGAAGAAACCAAACTACGTTCTTTGCTTGGCCTTGTGTCTTATGAATGTAACGACAACCTTACCCGTCGTGACCTGATCGAAGAGAAAGGTGCAGAGGATCAAGTGGTAGGTGCTATCGGTAAGCTGACTGCTGACGAGAACTTCTATCAGTTCTACATGAGTGATGGTCAAGGTGCTGACGATCTGATCGACCAGATACGTTACTTTGCTGTAGCATGTGGCGTTAAGTTTGTGTTCTTCGAACCTATCCAAGATGTTCTTGTTGGGTCGTCAGAGGATAGCAAGGAACAGATGTTGGCTGACCTGTCAGTACGTTTGTCTAAACTGTCTGCTGAGTTGAACGTAGGTATCGTAACGATTGCTCACACTAACGATGATGGGCAGATGAAGTATTGTCGTATGATCGGACAACGTGCGTCTGTTATCATCGACCTTAAACGTGACAAGGAAGCTGACGATCTACAGGAACGCAACACTACATACTTGTCTATCGAAAAGAACCGTCCATGCTCTGAGGAAGGCAACGCAGGGATGATGCGGTTCAACACTGAAACTTTTACACTAAGCGAGGTCTAACATTGACAACAGTATTCGACATTGAAACAGACGGTCTATTAGATGAGTTGACCAAGATTCATGTCTTGTCTTGGTCTAACGACATGGGTGAAGTTAAGCATACCCATGACTATGATGAAATGCGGTATGTATTGCTCAACAGTGAAACTCTGGTTGGACACAACATTATCCGCTTCGACATCCCCGCAGTGGAAAAGCTGCTGGACATCAAGGTTACAGCACGTCTGGTAGACACCTTGGCTTTGTCTTGGTATCTCAACCATGATCGACCCAAGCATGGTCTTGAGGGCTACGGAGTGGACTATGGAGTACCCAAGCCTGTAATTGATGACTGGGACAGCCTGACGCCAGAGGAATATGCACACAGGTGTGATGAGGACGTTAAGATCAACAACCGTCTATGGCGTGACTTGGATATGAAGCTCAACAAGTTGTACCAAGACCCTGACGATAAGTGGAAGCTGATCGACTACCTGACCTTCAAGCTAGACTGTGCGAGAGAGCAGGAGGAGATGCAGTGGAAATTAGACGTAGACAAAGCACAAGCCGCCTACGAGGAAATCACAAGGCTTAAGGAGGAAAAGGTAGATCAACTAGCAGAGGCTATGCCTAAGAAAATTCTTACTCGTGTAGCTACACCACCAAAGGTCATGCGTAAGAAGGACGGGGAACTGTCGTCACATGGTCATAAGTGGGTAGAGATTTGCAGAGAACACTACCAGCCTGTAACCTCAACTAAGATTGTAGTTAAGACTGGTGAGGAACGGGGNAACCCTAACTCTAACGATCAAGTTAAAGANTGGTTGTATAGCTTGGGCTGGAAACCACGTACATGGAAATTCTTAAGGGATAAGAAGACNGGTGATGANAGAAAGATCGAACAAGTACGAAAAGGNAGTGAGCTATGCCAAAGCGTTAGGGAGCTTTCTTCTGTTGATGCTGCTGTTGACCTTCTTGATGGCCTTACCGTCCTCACTCATCGTGCTGGTATTCTCAGGAGTTTTATAGAGTGCCACAAGGATGGTTGGCTACAGGCTAGTGTAGCTGGTCTCACCAATACGTTTAGGTTCAAGCACTTCAGACCTCTGGTCAACCTACCAAGTGTAGACAAGCCATACGGTGACGTTATCCGTGGGTGTCTGACGTGTCCTGATGGTTATACACTAGCTGGTGCTGACATGACCTCTCTGGAGGACACTACCAAGCGGCACTACATGAAACCACTAGACCCTGACTACGTAGAGGAAATGTCACGGGAAGGCTTCGACCCTCACTTGGACTTGGCTAAACACGCTGGTGTTATCTCTCAGGATGACATCGACAAGCACAACTCAGGTGAACGGTCACTGAAGGCACTACGTAAGAATTATAAGGTGGTGAACTACAGTGCAACATACGGTGTAGGAGCCGCCAAACTAGCCCGTGAGACGGGCATGTCACAGACTGAGGCTAAGACCCTGCTTAACGCCTTCTGGAGCCGTAACTGGTCCATTGAGAAGATGTCAGGCAATGTGCGTACAAGGGAGTTGTTCGGTAGCATGTGGCTGCTTAATCCTGTGTCAGGCTTCTGGCATAGTTTACGTAGTGACAAGGACCGCTTCAGCACCTTGAACCAAAGCACAGGTGTCTACTGCTTTGACACTTGGGTTTCTATCTGTCGCAAGAATGGCATTAAAGCTGTCGGACAGTTCCACGACGAAATTATTGCACTGGTCAAGAAAGGAGAGGAAGGTGCGGTAGAAAAGATGATGCACGATGCAGCAATCGAACTAAACGATAAGGTAAAGCTAAACGTCCCACTAGGGACTGACGTACAGTTTGGCAACACCTACGCTGACATCCACTAANGTGATTCTTTTCTGCAACAACCCTGTTTATAACGAGGTTGTCAACTAAAAAATGCAGGTGNTTACTTGTGAAATCCCGAAAAAGGTGTGTATAGTATAGTACCACTACAGTGCTGCACTAAAGCAGCTTAAACAAAAGGAAGACCCGATATGGCTAAATTTACAATGGATATGGTTCTGGAATACGCTAAGGTGTTTGAAGAGAACCGTGATATGGGCGGCGATGGAAACAACGCTGCAAAGAAAGCAGCAAAGCACAACGGACAGTATGTAACCAACGCATACTTTACGGACGAAGCCCAAGTTCAAGAACTTCTTGATGGCGGCATGGACCCTACACCAATGGGTAATGACCGTGTTAAACAAGGTAACGACTTCGGTATTGGTAAGTTTATCAAACTTGCACGGATGCACGATCATGTTATGACCTTCACCGACAAGAAGGGTAACCCGACTGACGTTGACTTCGGTGGCGCACCCAAGGTCGTTAATCTTACGAATGGTGTCGAGAACAAAGCATGGTGGACGTTCTCTGAGGACGGTACACTGGGCAACGGTACTAAGGCTAAGGTGCAGTTTGAGACATACTCTGACGGCGCAGGTTTGCGACTGATTGCTATTGGTGTTACAGACCATGTAGCATGGGAAGACAACTCAGGCCCAAGTGAGGACGATGAACTCTTCATGGTAGCTTAAAGTGGACTTAATTAGAGATAATGCAGAGGTTATTGGCGCAGCAGTTGGGATCATCTTCCTGATTGCTGTAGTCCCCCTCTCAGTCATCTGGGCGTTAAACACGTTGTTCCCTCTACTGGCTATCTCCTACAACTTCTGGACTTGGTTAGCGGTTCTAATCTTGTCTGGAGCAACACATGGTAAGGTAAAAGAGAAATGAAAGTGTCTATTAAGTTTGAGTGCAACTCTTACGACGACGGTTATGATGGTGAAACATCATCAAGTCGAGAGGGTGTAGAAGACCTCTACGCTATGGCACAGTTCCTGACTGATGCTGTTAAGGGTGCAGGGTACACCTACGTTACTGACGTGGGCTTTGAGAAGGACGATGGCAGTATGATCTTTGGAGAGATTTAATGGACAGAGGTAAAGTTCTAATCGACGGGGACATCATAGCCTATCGTGCAGCCTTTGCCACTCAGGACTTTCCATCAAAGAAGGCAGAAGAGAAGGTTGACGAACTCATGGATTTTATTATCGGTGAGACAGTTGACCTTCCCTTCCCTTCACCAAGCGACTTCCAGACCTATTTGACTGGCAGAACAAACTTTCGTTTTGATATTGCCAAGTCTTACCCTTACAAGGGAAATAGGGCATCTACGGAAAAACCTGCCCACTTAGGTGTCGCAAGGAAATGGATGGAAGACAACTATTCTGCTATCGTTAGTGTTGACGAGGAAGCTGATGATCTAATCTCTAAGGGGGCGGCTGCACTAGACTACAACTGTGTAGTGGCCTCCATTGATAAAGATATGTTACAGTTACCTTGTTGGCACTTTAACTTTGGTAGGAATGAGTGGACAAAGGTTAGTGAGTTTGAGGGAACCCTTTTCTTCTACACACAAATCCTGACTGGTGATGCTGCTGACAACATCAAGGGTCTTCACGGTATTGGGCCTAAGAAAGCAGAGAAACTGCTGGATGGTTGCGATAATGAAGATAGTTTGTGGGATGCAGTTGTTAAGGCATACGACGGCAACATTGAAAGGATAGTGGAAAATGCGAGGTTGCTATGGCTAAGGCGATACGAGGACGAACTATGGGAGCCGCCGAAAGAGCCATAAAGAATGGCTACAGGTCAGGTCTTGAAGATCGTATCTCCGATCAACTCAAGGGTTTGTCTGTGTCGTTCAAGTATGAGGAGTTCAAGATCAAGTATGAAGTTCACGAAATTAGAACTTACACACCTGACTTTGAGCTTCCCAATGGCATTATTGTTGAATCAAAGGGGCGGTTTGTAGCTGCCGACAGAAAGAAACACCTTCTTGTAAAAAAGCAACACCCTGAGCTTGACATAAGGTTTGTGTTCAGCAATAGTCGAAATAAGATCACAAAAGGCTCTAAGACCAGCTACGCTGACTGGTGTAACAAGAACGGCTTTATCTATGCAGATAAGCTAATACCAGAGGAATGGGTGAAACAACGTGGGAAAAAGAAGCAACTACGAAAGAGTTGAACGAGACTACTACCCAACACCAATATCTGCTGTCGAACCCCTGATCCCGCACTTGCCTTACACATTTGATTATGTAGAGCCGTGTGCAGGTGATGGCAGATTGGTTAAGCACATCTACAATCTAACTCAAGGGCATGGGGATTGCTTATTCGCCTCTGACATTGAACCACAGTCTCCCGACGTTAGGCAGATTGATGCTCTAGAACTAGACTTTGGTAACTACGGTGTGATGGACTACTGCATTACAAACCCCCCGTGGGACCGTAAGTTTCTTCACCCCTTCATCGAACACTGGGTTGACATCTGCCCTACTTGGCTGTTATTCGATGCTGACTGGATGCACACTAAACAGTCTGCCATGTACATGACGTATTGTAGTAAGGTAGTTTCTGTAGGGAGGGTGAAGTGGATTGAGGGTAGTAAGAATACAGGTAAAGATAATTGTGCATGGTATCTGTTTGATACTAGTTCGACTAAACCAACAGAGTTTTATGGGAGATTGATGGCATGAACTTTAAGGACTACCAAACAAAGGCAGTTAGCTTTGCGGTGTACCCCGCTACACACAAGGTTCTATACCCTACCTTGGGTCTGTGCGGGGAAGCAGGTGAGGTAGCTGAGAAGGTGAAGAAGCAAGTACGTGACAATAAGTTCAGTCGTCACGAGACAGCTAAGGAGTTAGGTGACGTTCTTTGGTATCTAGCTAACATAGCTAACGATCTGGGCTACAGCCTGACAGAGATTGCTGAGAACAACATTGAGAAACTAGAGAGCCGCAAGGAACGTGGTGTCATCCAAGGATCAGGGGATAATAGATGAGTTGGTTAAGGAGATACTGGAACTTCTTGTGTACATGGCGTGAGCATCGTGCCATTATCAAAGAACTAAACACGCTTGGCGACCGTCAACTAAAGGATATGGGCATCTGCCGTGGCGACATTGACCGTCTAGTATGGCACCCAGAAGATTTGAAGAACAGAGGAAAGAAATAAATGAGCAACCAACTGCCAACAGACTACCAGTCATTCATCCACAAGTCACGGTATGCTAAGTACCATGAAGGTCAAGGCCGTGAGTCATGGGATGATACAGTCACACGTTTTTCTGCTAACGTGATCCGTGACATGGTTGACCCTGACACTAAATACCAACTCGAACAGGCCATCATGGGCCTTGAAGTCATGCCATCCATGCGTTCACTTATGACTGCTGGTGCGGCTGCTGAACGTGACAATACGTGTATGTACAACTGTAGCTACCTAGCCGTAGATGACCTTAAGTCATTCGACGAGGCTATGTTCATCTTGTTGTGTGGTACAGGTGTCGGCTTCAGTGTTGAACGTCAGTCTATCACTAAGCTCCCCGAAGTCCCTGAGTTGTTCGAGAGTGAGACTAACATCGTCGTCAAGGACAGCAAGGAAGGGTGGGCCAAGGCTTTCCGTCAAGTGATTGCACTCCTCTACAGTGGTGAGATTCCTACGTGGGATGTATCTAAGGTACGTCCTGCTGGTGCGCCACTCAAGACCTTCGGTGGTCGTGCATCAGGTCCAGCACCTTTGGTTGACTTGTTCAACTTCACTATTAACACATTCAAGAAGGCTGCTGGTCGTAAGCTGTCATCTGTTGAGTGTCACGACATCATGTGTAAGATTGGTGAGGTAGTGGTCGTTGGTGGTGTACGCCGCAGTGCTATGATCTCTCTGTCTAACCTTTCTGATGACCGTATGCGTTCAGCTAAGAGTGGTGCATGGTGGGAGAACAACCCACAACGTGCATTGGCTAACAACTCTGTGTCCTATACTGAGAAACCTGACAACCTGTCCTTCATGAAAGAGTGGATGTCTCTGGTTGAATCAGGCTCAGGTGAACGTGGCATCTTCAACCGTCAGGCGTCTAAGAAACAGGCTGCTATGAATGGTCGTCGTGATGCAGACTATGAGTTCGGGACTAACCCATGCAGCGAAATTATCTTGCGCCCAAGCCAGTTCTGCAACCTAACAGAGTGTGTAGTACGAGCTACTGATACATTAGAGACGTTATCTGAGAAGGTACGTTTGGCTACTATCCTTGGTACGATCCAATCCACTTTCGTCAAGTTCCCCTACTTGCGTAAGCAATGGATAGACAACACGTCTGAAGAACGTCTGCTTGGTGTGTCTCTTACAGGTATCATGGACAACCCACTGATGACCTTGAAGAACAAAGGACTGGAGAAAACCCTTGCTCACCTTAAAGAAGTTGCTGTTGCTACCAATGCTGAGTGGGCTGCTAAACTTGGTATTCCTGTTGCTGCTGCTATTACTTGTGTCAAGCCATCAGGCACGGTATCCCAGTTGGTTGACAGTGCCTCTGGAATCCATGCCCGTCACTCGCCCTACTATATCCGCACCGTCCGTGGTGACAACAAAGACCCTCTCACCCAGTTTATGAAGGACCAAGGTATCCCTAGTGAGCCTGACGCCTTCAAGCCTGACCAGACTACCGTGTTTAGTTTCCCACAGAAGGCACCTAAAGGTGCTGTGTGTACTAAGGACATGACTGCTATCGAACAGCTAGAGATGTGGCTCATGTATCAACGTAACTGGTGTGAACACAAACCATCTGTCACCATCAATGTTAAGGGTGCTGAGTGGCTAGAGGTTGGTGCCTTTGTCTACAAACACTTCGACGAAATGTCAGGTGTTTCATTCCTACCGTTCAATGAACACACGTATCAACAGGCACCATACCAAGACTGCGGCAAGAGAGACTATGAAATTCTTAAGTCGTGTATGCCTGATCGTATTGACTGGTCTAAACTTTCGGAGTATGAGAACGAAGACAACACATCTGGTAGTCAGACACTTGCTTGCTCTGGTGACTCATGTGAAATCGTAGACTTAACCTAAGGATAACTTATGTACACTGTCATAACTCGCAATCAATGTAATTTCTGTGATACAGCCAAAGCCCTGTTGAAAGGAGCAGGGCAAGGCTACACAGAGTATAACGTACAGTCCGATAGTTCTAAGTGGGTGTTGACCCTGATGAAACAGGCAGGTCTTAAGACTGTACCTCAAATCTTTTCTTCTAGTGGTGACCACATTGGAGGATACACTGAGTTGAAAGAGTTCTTTGGGAAGTTAGAAGGGAGTGACGCATGACAGCAGTACGCAAGCAATTCAGCCGTGCTTTGTATGAGGCATACGATACCCCCGCCCGTGACAAATTGGTAGCTTACTTAGAGGCTAAGGGTCACACCATCGTCAACAACGAAGAGAACTACAACGTAGATGTTGTGTCTCAAAAAGGTGGCTATACCTACTTCAATGAAGCGGAGGTAAAGACAGCTTGGAAGGCCGATTGGCCTACAGACTGGAAAGAGATTCGTATTCCAGAACGTAAGCAACGGCTGTTGGATAAGCACAAGGACGTCAAGGGTGTCTTGAACTTCTACGTCTTGTCACAGGATATGTCACAGGCATGGCGTATCAAAGACACTTTACTTACAAAGGAGAGCCTTAAAGAAGCTAAAGGACGCTACATCCAAAAGGGCGAACAGTTCTTTCACATACCATACACATCAGCAGAGTTGATTAAGCTATGAGCAATGATCCACCAACCAAGTCTACACGTTCTCGACGAAAGACTACCTACAAGGGTGCAGCTTCCAAGAAGACCTCTGGTATTGTACCCCGTACTGACAACCAAGGTAAGTTACTCCAAGCCTTAGCCAGTAGCAGTCAGGTGTTTATCCTTGGTCCTGCTGGTACAGGTAAGACATATGTTACAGCTACATATGCTGCTGACCTCTATACACTAAAAGAGGTTGACAAGATTGTTGTTACTCGTCCTCACGTAGCTGTAGGCAAGGAACTAGGGTTCTTGAAAGGAGACCTACATGAGAAGACTATGCCTTGGGCTTTACCTGTCTTGGACGTTCTGGAGAAACACCTTGGTAAGGGCGCAGTGGAAACAGGGGTCAAGAATGGCAACATTGAAATGGCACCTCTTGCTCTTATGCGGGGCCGTAGCTTCGATAATGCTTTTATAATTGTAGACGAAGCACAGAACATCACAACACACGAACTTAAGATGTTGTTGACACGGGTAGGCGAGGGGTCAACGATTGTCCTTAACGGTGATGCACAACAGTCAGACCTAAAAGAAGCAGACGGTCTGTCTAAGGTTATCCACCTAGCTAAGAAACATATGCTTGATGTGCCTATCATTGAGTTTGGGGTTGACGACATTGTTAGAAGTGGTATATGTGCTGATTGGGTAAAGGTGTTTATGAAGGAGAAACTATAATGGCTAAATGGAATATCGAAAACCTAGCACACGCAGACGTGAAACTACACGAGTACGAGGAAGTAAACGATCAACCCTTCAACCCTGTAGATAGGCCCATCCACTACGGTCAGGGTAAGATTGAGTGTATCGACTACATCCAAGACTTCCTGACAAAAGAGGAATACATAGGATACCTACGAGGGAATGTAGCCAAGTATCTTCACCGATGGAGGTATAAGAATGGTTTAGAGGACTTGAAGAAGGCGGAGTGGTACACCTCTCGTCTTATTAAACTACAAGAGAAGCTATGATTACTTATATAAAAGGAGACTAAGATGTTTAGTTTGATTGCTGTAGTCTGCCAAGGTTTTACTTGTGTCAGTTTTACTCCCCCTAAAGTGTACCAAAGCGACGTTGACTGTATGGAAGATGCCATTGCTTTATATCAAGTTGTTCAAGACAACCCCGACAGGGAAATTGTCAACATGAACTGCTTTAACTGGGGAGAAGGCACATAGGCATGACTTTGTTTGAAGGGGTGGCCCTAGTAAACCTATTTATCTCCCTGTTCCTAGCTTATAAATTGGGGAAGGTACAGAATGATATTGATGTTCTGTACGAGGGTCTAGCNCTCACAATGGAACGGTCTGGTATGACAACAGACGACTAGAATCAGAAAAGCCGTAGGCGTCCTTGA